GCCTGCACTTGGGCTTCGTCATCCTTCGCCTTCGAGTTCGCCAAGTTCTCGGAGTTTATTTCTGCTCCACGATAATGCCGACTTGCCTCCCCAAAGGAGATATGAGATGTAACCGCAGTCGCTGGTATCGTCAGCGTTGTCGTAGTAGGTTTCGGCCCTTGACAGGTAGGAGTGCATCCGCTTGATGGTTTCCACCGAGATGGCTTCCCCATTGGCTAACTGCTGCGCCCGGACCTTGCCTGTCTGCGTCGCACACTTGTTCCCGTTCCTTTCGTTGAGTTCTATCCCTCGCTTGGCATTGGCCCGAATCTCTTGCCCGTAGTCGGAGTATGACTCGAACTGCTGCCTTTTGTGATTCTCCCACGTTGAGCCACAAACGGCCAATCGTTGAGCCGTATCGGGGAACTCCGTGTTGACGTTGTTGTTGGACATACAACGACCAATGAAGCCTTCTCTTGACTCGTTATTGTTCGGGATTGGCAGGGGCATTGCTTAGTGGGATTGTAATGGTGTTTTGGTTGACTTCGAGGAACAAGTCCGCTTGCATGTAAATGTATTGGAGCGCCGATTTTACGCAGTCCGCGCACCACCAATTTGTGGGAGGTCGTCCGTGAGCCGTGAGGATGGCTTGCAGTTCTCCAACGGCATCGGGTGGCAGTCGCATCGTTAGGGATGCCACATACTGGTCCCAATACTTCCTGTGCTTTTGGGCCACGATGAACTGGTCGTTGGTCATTTGAAGGTCCATTCTCGGAGTAGGATTGCGGTGGCAGATGAGGCGAGGCCGAGGATAGGGGCCAAGTACCATTGGCAGGTCGGCAGGGTCAGGGCAAAGCCAAGCCAGAACCCAAAGCAAGTCATGCAACTAAACGGCTTCCGCTTCGCAAAGGGCAGAGCGTAGAACCATCCCGGCAGGACTCGAAACTCCACGACCGCAAGGGTAGCGAGTGCACTAATCAGGATTGGAAAAACCAGTATATCCATTGGCTTCGATTGCGGTTTTGATTTTGGCCTTGGCCTGCTCGATGGAGTAAATGATGGACCTATAAGGGATGCCCGTTTCCCGGCTCATGGCCTTCATATTGCCTGTTTGCATCAGCAGGTTCAGCAGTTCTTTGTCGTACGGGAATGCCCCGTCCTTGGCCCAAGAGTCCATCTCTTGCTGGGCAATAGCCCAAAGGTCATCGAGCAGGGAATCGTAGTCCTTGCTTAGTTCTTGGGTTTCGGGATCTACTTCGACCCGCTCGTCATGGTGTCGGTACTTCTTGGCAAACTGGTTGTTGTTGCCCCGGTACAGGTTCATGATCAGGCGAACGATGTAGAAGCGCAGGTATCCCTGCACCTGCATCTTGGCAATCTTGTCGGGGTCTTTTTCGAGCAGAATGAGGACGACCTCTTGTTCGAGGTCCTTCCAAAGCGGATTGCCACCCGTAATCGTGAGGCAAGCCTTGCGGATTTCTCCGCTTCGATAAAGGTCAAGGATGGTAGCCTCTGCGTTCACTCACGCAAAGATGGAGGGGGTTCTCGCTAATGTTGCAAAAAATCCCGTGTCCTGTTGAGAACCTGTGTACGCAGAAACTTGATGTCGGGCCTTGCCCTCATGTTTTTGGCAAGGATTTCGAGGTTATGCATGACGGTTGCGTGATTCCTCTTGATGATACGCCCGATTTGGCAGTAGGTGTAGAGGTACTCGGAGTAGGCGATGTCGGCAAAGATTGACCGAGCAAGGACCAGTTCTTGGGTTTTGACTTCGCTCAAGATATCATCGGGGCTGACTCCGACGACCTCTGCGGTATATCCGAGGATTGTGCGTGAGATTAGGTCCATGTTAGAACGGGTTATTTGGCAAGGATATCCAATACAATCTTTCGCTCTTTCATCATAGCGTTTGCCATTTTATAGCACTGTTGGGCTATATAGTCCTCATAAGTGTCTTTTTCTTTGTCTCTTGTGTTATTACCTGCATCCATAAATATTGAGCGATACAATGAATCGTTTGAAAATATCCCTTCAAGGGCTTTTGATGCAAAATAGTCTCTTAGTTCGCTTGGTGTTTTCATTTTGTTTGGGTTAAAACGGGTTAGGGGGTAGTGGCATCCAATGGCTGACTTCAATTAGGAACCAAGTTTGGTGTTCGTAGTACCAACGGCCATCTCCAAGCCATGCGTAGGCTTGGTTCATGTCGGTCGTGAAAATCAGGACTGGCTCGTAAGGTGTCGGCATTCGGTCCAAGCATTTAATCCATTCCATGGTCAAGCGTTTTTGGCTTGAAGGATACGACCGAGCAGGGTCCAGTTGACGGACCACGCCTTGATGGTTTCGGATTTGTCGGGTCGGTTGCAGTTGACGCACTCCTTACGGATGTGCAGTTGCCAGCGTCGGAAATCGGTGGGTGTGGTTTTCATGGGGTTGGGGTTTGGTTGGTAAGGTTATAGGCTGACGCTGGGGGAGGTTTGGTCAGCGTGTGGGCTGACGGATTAATCATTCATTATACCCGATAAGGGTGCTTATTGACCGATTTCTCATTCATTATACCCGATTGAGTATAGTTCAAATCTACACAACTATTCCACACTTGCAACCACTCGCTGAAAATCCTCAATGCTCCTGATTACCTCGTATCGATACCCTGCCTCTTGGACCACACCCTGCCACCACTTTTGGGATAAGGACTGCTTGCCTTTCTCGGCTTTGAACTCAAGGAAGATGGCTCCTTTGTTGGACAGGTAGGTCATGTCTGCAACCCCAGCGGTCAGGCCGATGCCTTTGAGAAAATGACCGTTGGTTCGGCTTCGTGGGTTGTTGAGGTTCAGAAACAACCGCCCTTCTTCGTGGGGCTTCAAGAGTTTGAACAACTTGACGCAAGCGGCTTGCAGGGTGTATTCGGGTGTCATAGCGGATATTCGTTGGCTTTGGTGTAAGGCAGTTGACATTGGACTTGGGCGATTCCAAGGCTTCCATTCCTGTTCTTACGAAAGATGACCTCCATGAGGTCCTGCTCTGCGTTCTTATCGTGTTCGTAGGGGCGATAGACAAAAGCGATTTTGTCGGCATCGAACTCCAGTTGCCCGGTTTCTCGCAGGTCGGACATGACAGGGCGATGGTCTGCCCTGCCTTCGGTAGCCCTTGAGAGCGAAGAAACAACAACCCCGAACACCTTTTGCCTCTTGCAGATTGCTTTGAGTTGCTTGCTAATGTTGGTCATCTGCTCAATCTTGGGCTTGGGCTTGTCAATCTTGGCAGGTTCTACGAGTTGCAGGTAGTCAAGGTAGAAACCGACGATTCCGAACTTGGCCTTGAGTTTAGCGATTTCGCCTTCGATTCGGTCGAGGTTTGCTTGGTGCAGGTCAATGATGTAGAGAGGCTTGCCTTTGAGTTGGTCGGCTTTTTGTGCCAAGGTCAGGAACTGCTCGGTGCTGATTCGCTCGTCGGGTTTCAGGAATGCTGATCCGTCCATGGTTCCGAGGTTGGAAAGCATCCGCTGGGTCAGTTGGTCTGCTGACATCTCCATCGTGAAGAACACGACGGGAATATCGGCCATGGCTTGGTTCATCGCTATTTGGAGAGCAAGCAGGGTCTTGCCCATCGCAGGCCGACCACCTACGAGGATAAACTCGGACGGCTTGAACCCGGTGCAGATGTTGTCAAGCGGTCGGATGAAGGTTTGGTAGATTTGGTCCCTGCGTCTTCCTTCCCGGACCTCGTTCATGTTCACGAGAAAGTCCTTTGCCAGTTCATGGGCTGAGGATTCGGAGGCGTTGGATTCAACGGCTTGAATGGATTGGTAGCGTTGGAAGGCTTTGGGGATATCCCTGTCGTGAGCCAGTTCCTCCATGATTCTCGCTTCTTCACGTTCCTTCCAAAGGTCGTGCAGGTCGGAGGCGTAGGTCTTCCAGTTGCTTACAAGCCCTGCTTCGGGGTCGATGCCTTCGAGCAGGACATGGGCTTGGCCTTGGTCTGCGAGGTGTTTGTAGACGGTAACGACATCCACCTCTCGCTCTGCTTTGTGGAGGGACTCAATGGCCCGGTAGAGCAGGACGTTGTTGCCCGTAAATAGGCGTTCAGGAATTTGGGTTAGTAGGACGGTTCGGTTCACGAACTTGTCCATAAGGCAGCCGAGCAGTTTGCGTTCAGCGGACAACTGGTAAGGGTTCATCATCGGAGGTTAGGTTTGAGTAGGCGAAGTTAGGTGTACGTTGGATGGCTTGGTCCTCCCAGCGTTTGCCGTTGAGATAGGTGGAAGGATGCGGAACGAATTGTGCAGGGGTTTCGGAGTAGAGGCGTTGAATGTTGCTGACTGCCAGTTCTTGCTCGGTCTTGGTTAGGCGTAGGAAGGAACGCTTGGCTCTTGCCTTGTCGGTCTTGCGTGGGAATGTTGTCCAAAATTGGTCAAACCTTTGTTCATTCTCATTCTCCTTTTCATTGTCCTTTTCATTCTCCTTTTCATTTCCATTCTCATTATCATTTCCATTATCATTATACATTAGGTTAGGGGATGGTTCGGGTATGGTTAGGTCTTGGTTAGCCTTTGGTTTCCCACCACGCAAACCTGCTTCGTATTTACGCTGATTAGCAGCGATTTGCGGTTTTATGGCCTCCCATACTGCTTGTGAGTAGCGTGTGAGTTCAGGCTCAACTTGGTCAAGTGCGTACGCAATTATTGCGTGATAGACCTCCAGTTGCTCACTTGCTTCGAGGTGCTGGATGCTGCGTTGGAACGAGCGGTAAAAGACGAATGAATCTCTCATATCCCGAATTTTATTGCGATGATACACTCTTGGGGTATGTCCTTAAACTCCGTGTACATGAATTTTTGCCGATGATTGCCAACCTGATTTTGCCTATATCTGCACGGAATCTTTCCTTGTGCATGGAGCATTTTATATCTTGCAAGGTCAATAAGGCAATACCGTAAGCATTCGGTATAGTCCGGGTTAACATAACCAACGAAGTATAGTTGAGCGGTGCAAGTGTAATAATTGCCAAGCACTCCACTATTTTTTTCGGTTTCAAATGTAGCCGTATTGAATGTAGTGGTTAAGCACTTCTCTTGCAGCGTAAGCCTTGCGTTGTTCTCAAGGGTTAGAATCACATCAATTCCTTCTCGGTAGTCATAGGTAGCCAATAAGTCAGTCTTGTTTACCTCGGTTATTCCCTCTCCCTCAGATATTGGAAGAAGTGAACGGTATATGCTATTAAATAGCGATTCGGATTTCTTGCTATTGTCAATCCTCTCCGCAAAATGACGACCAATATTTAAGTCGTTTACAATGTGAATCCTGTCTATACCAAGCATGGCTCGACTCCTGTTAAAGCGTAAAACCTGCTCAATATCACATTGCCATATTGAGGGACAATTTCATAAGCGATGCATTCCCTGTTGGTTTTTTCGCAAGCAAGCAGGGTTGAACCACTGCCACAAAAAGGGTCAAGAACAATGTCATGCTCAACCGTTAATGCATTGATGACATCCATCATAAGCAATACAGGCTTTTGGGTTGGATGAAATCGTTGGTCCCCATTGCCAGACAATGAGTCCGCATTGATTGCGCCTCCGTGTTGCACCCTTATCATGATGCTTGACTTTGTCGTATTGGCTGATTGAAACCAAGCAAGTTCAAATGGGCTTCCAAGCATCGCATCGGCTGCCTCGGTCAATCTCTTATCCCAAACCATCCAACCACCAACAGGCAACGCTGGAGAATAATAATTAGCACCAAATAAGCATACGTTAGTAAAGTGCAAGAATGGCTCTGGGTCAAATTGTTGATCATCACCAACTATTTTCTCGTGCTTGGTCTTGTTGGTATTGCAGGTGTAATCCGGGTCATAGTCAATACCATACGGAGGGTCGGTGATGCAAGCGTCTGCATACTCATCCTGATAGTCAAAGTAACTCCCAATAGTTAATCGATGCCGACCTAATTGCCACGTCTGCCCCAGTTGACAGTTGTATGCTTCAGGGCTTGCCATATTAACCTTGACCTCTTCTTGTTGAACGATTAGTCGTTCCTGCAATCGGTTCTCCGCTTCCACTCGTTTCTCTTCCTTCTTGATTTCCTTGTACGCCTGATTAATACTGACCTCGCCAGTGCGTAGTTGCTGCTTAACCTCATCGGTAGCCTTGGCTTGAAGGACCTTGACCTTGGCGATGGTGTCGTGGCTGACGTTGGCGATCTTGGCGAGTTCTTTTCTTGTTTCAATAGGCTTGTAACTTTCCGCAGATTTCTGCGGAATGTCTATTCTTGTGCCTTGATTCGCCTTGGCCTTATCTCTAAACACTTGCTCCAATTCCAAAGCCAAGACGCTGCGTTGAAATGCTTGCAGGTTACGCCTGCCAAACTGGTTAAGAATCATCCACTCCTTGCACTCATTAAGGTCGGTAAATTGCATCGCCTTGGTTGTGAATGGTATGCCAAGGTCATTGGCAATAGCGTAGCGGTTATGTCCATCCACAATCGTTCCATCCCAAGTTAGGATGGCTTCACGGATGCCTTCCGTAAGAATGTTGTTGGTTAGTTGCTGATATTCTTCCGAGGTTAGCGGAGGTATCAGTGATTGTAGTTCGGGGTTGATGTTGAGTTTTTGCATGGTTGATTGGTTATGTAATTAAAAAAAAATACCCCCGACTGATTGAGGCAGCCGAGGGTAGGGGCGTATGAGAACCCTTTATCGGTAGTACCGTGTGGCCTCAATTACACACGGACTGACGCACAAATATACGATTAGAAAGGCATATCACCGTCTTGGGGTGCAAAACTTCCACCGCTGGTCTGCTGCTGCATCGGCTCAACTTTACCGCTGATAAACCGCTTGCCGTTGGATTCCTTGACCCACCCGGAAAGGCGCATCTTCGTTCCATCGGGGAGAACCACGTCGCCCCGATAGTCTGGGCGTTTCGGGTTGTCGCCTTTGTCGTTAGCGAATAGGGTGAAGGTGTTGGGTTGGGGTGTGTAACTCATGATTCTTGGTTTTGGTTTTTAGGTTTAATTGAGTAAGTGCAAAGGGTTCTCTCTACGACCTCTCCTGAGGCCCGTAAATCCCTTATGATTCGGTAGGTGGCCCCTTTGCTCGTTCCAAGAATATCTTGCAACTGAGAGG